CGACTCCTTCGAGGAGTTTGCAGGCGAGAACATTCTGGTCATTACTTCAGAATACAACAAACTCGCCGGCAAGGGTACTGACTCGTCCTGGTGGTACACTCTCAATCGCAAGAACGAAGTTACCGTCACCGAACGCGTCGCCGGCAAGTCCGGCGCGACGTACGAAGACCAGAACCCGTGGAATTATAGTGCCAATGATTTCATCTACATTGAGCACCGTGGCAAGTCTGCCTTTACCACGTACAACGTTGACATCCAATACCAGCCGGGCACTCACCGCAAATGGGTGTGGCTGGCTCGCAATTCGACAACCAAGTTGTCGAAGTCCGTGTGCGACATGATGTGCAACGTCGCTCAGGATGCACCACTCGCCGGCGTGCCTCTTCGGAAGGCCAATAACGTCATAGCAGTAACGGCACCGGATCTGGTGCCTGAGCATCCCACTGGTCCACGCCAGGATACTATGCTCGTCGGCTTGTTCGGCGAGACGGGAGATCCCTCGTACAGCATTAAGTACGCCTGCGAGGAGGGGTGGAATACATCAATGGAAGTCTCCGAGAACGAATACCGTTTGTTCAACCTGATGGGCAAGAACAAGCCGAAAGGCTACGGTGTTACGGAGGTCAAGCGCGTCATGCAGATGCAGAACATATGGCGCCCGGGTGCCCTAGAGCCACTACTAGTTGCGTTCTTCGGCATCCCCGTTGATTTCCGCCCACGCCCTAACGTCATGTATACTCGTCGAGATGGGTCAGTCGATGAGGAAGTGGCGGATGAAGGCAGAGCCGTCGAAGCCGCGCCGAATCCGGCCGGCGGCGGACCATGCGTGCCGGACACGCAATCTGAGGCCGCGTTCGCAGCTTATGAGAAGAATCGCCTATTGAAATACGCAAATAAGAAGGACCCTGATGCCAGCATCAAAGATGTTACCGGCATGCTGCTTCCGGCCTTCATCAACCAGGTTTCGCGCGAGTCGGGTGTCGCGCAGAAATCACTAAGCCTGGTCGAACCGCAAGTTATCTACGAGCGGCGCGTGAAGGCGCTTCAAGTTGCGCGCTTGAAACGGCACTCAGAGCTACTCGCTGACGAGGGCAATCCAAAGACAAACCTCAAATCCGAGGTGACGCCCAAAGCGAGTAATGCACCGCGCGCAATATCGCAGTACACCGAGAAGATGGCCATCCAGACCGGGAGGCTTGGACTCCTAATCAAAGAGATTCTCAGGAACTGCGAGTTTTACCAACCTGGCAACTCCCCTGCCGAAGTCGCAACGTCGATACGCAGAATGTGCGAGCTCGCAACTGCAACCGACCAAGCAGGCAAAGGGGGCAAGGTCAGCGGCATACATGATACTGATTACACGAAGTTCGACGAGACCATTAGCGAGTTCATTTATGGCTTATTCGCTAAATTCGTCCTAGCCTTCGTGGCGGAGCACGACCGAGCAGAGGTGGAGGAAATCCTCAGCAATAACGTCGAGCTCAATACCATGATCAATGGGAAGATGGCTAACACCGGACACAAGAACAACAGTGGGTCAGGTGTAACCACGGAGCTCAACACGTTTGTCTCCGCCTTCTTTGAGTATTGTGCAACCTGTCTAGCAATTACGCGACACTCCCAGCGGTCGCGCAACAATACGGAAATTGACTTCGGCGCGATCAAGAAATCTACCATCAAGACCGCGCTCAAGAAGTATACCGAGTCGCTACCCACCACGTGGATCGCCACTTTCGCGAGTGACGGAGTGGTGGAGAAGGGCACCGATATAGACGTTTTCCGTGTGCCGTACGCCGCAATCGGGCCAAAACTCGGCGACGACGGCGTGGCTCCGCACCTCCCTATGATTTCCGACGATGATTGGGAAGCATCTGCGCTTTATTTAACGCAGGGGGTCGGGCTAATCTTAAAAGTTGCGTTTTCACGGCCAGAGGATGGTACTTTCTTCCTCGGCCGGTATTATCCAGAGCCCCTCACCACCTTGGCGTCATACGCTGACGTCAAGAAAGCAATACGTAAGATTTCGCTTGCCCGCAGTTCCTGCAGCGAACTCAAGTATCTATGCAAGCTTGATGGCTACTGGACGACCGATTCCAAAACACCTTGCCTACGGGAGTACCTCCAGGCCGTCGCCAAGATGTATGGACACACTCTTCGTGAGTTTGAGTCCACTATGGAAAGCGACGACAATGGCGCACTAGTCACCACACCAGAGATGGTTAAATTGATGACTATAGACAGAGACATGTATTACCGCGTGGCTAGCGGACCGTACTGCGTCGACGATGGCGACATCCCGACAATGACTGCGGCAATTGCCTACCAACTCAACTTCTCCTGCGCGGCGGAGTTTGAAGGGTGGATCGCACTGCTAGCCGAGTGCACGACCTGGGAAGAACTCGACCAGTTCCTCTTGCCAGGAGAGGGCTACGACCCCGACGCGGAACCCGAAGGGACCGTGCGCGTCGCTGGCCCTGCCACGAATCTGCTTGCTTGCCGCTCTGTTAATGGCTCCACTGACGTCGGGCCGACTTTTGCAGAGTTAGAGGCAGCTTGCTCCGTAGCCGCGGAGGAGCTGCTAGAGATGCGAGCGGCAGATGAGTCGGACCGCGCTTAGGCGCGGCCGGCTCGTGGCCCCCTCTCACCACGCGTTTCTTTCAGCTGTAACACAGCTGTGGTTCTTAGCGCGTGTTACCGTTAGGCTAGCTAGCCGAATCGGTAGGGGTGAGTGAGGGTTGACCCCCCGAAAGCTACAGGCTTGAATCTTTTCACCGAGGTTCGAAAGAGAACAAGAATAATGAGCTCAATGACTCCACAACAACTCGTTGCGGCCGTGCGTGGAAAAGACCCCATGCGCGGGCTGTGTGAGTCCAAGCAGATCACCCCCGAAGGGTGCGATTGGCTTAAGTTCGCCTTGGATCCGTTCCACGACCTCCAGCTCGATAACCTCAAGGGGTATCCGGACGTCGCCACGGAGCCAACTGTGATCGTTAAGGTCCGGCAAGCCATCGAAATTTCTGCGCCCGATGATGTCAAAACCAGGGGCATCAATTGGGATTGCCATCTAGCACTGTCGCCAATCGACTGGGCGAAACCCTGTGGAACAGTAACCGACCGCAACGGCCTTCTCGGCTATAACATCGCCGGTCGCTTTCTCCCGCAGGGCGCTGATGCCGGGATCAACCAGGCAGGCCTAGTCCGCAACGCTGGCGTCGGTGTCGGCGCCCCCCCCCCGGGCGTCGGCGTAGTTGGCCGTCTCGACGGCCTGCTCATTAATTCAGTGCCAGCCGCCCCCGCACTAGGAGGTGACTGGACTTTCACTCCTGGGCACATGCCACTTGTCGAGGGTGCAGCAGGCACTCCGACAGCTGGATACAAGATGGACAACATCGTCCTCGATAACTATCTCGATTTCGAGGACAGTGATTTGGGTGTTTACCGAATCGTGTACAGCGGCTTTGAAGTCGTTAACACCACCGCGCAGATTTATAAACAGGGCGCGGTCACCGTATACGAGTATGGTCATTCGTATGAGCCTTCACAGGCGAATTCCTTTTGGGACGGCACCACTGCCAACCCTGAGACCCAGTCCATCGCCACTAATACCTTCCGCTGTCCGCCAAATACCATTGCGGAGGCGAAGATCATGCCAGGCTCTCATACCTGGCCGGCCCAAGACGGTTGTTATTGTACTGCGAAGTTCCAGTCTGACAACTCGTTCCAGGCCGCCTCACAGCGTAACTATGTGATATGCCAGAATGATCAGAAAGCCCCTGGCGCCAATGCTGGATACAACGATTCAGGCTCAGGCGCCAACATGGGCAGTATGCTCTCACCTGGCCTCATTGGCTCGTTCTACGGGCCTGTCGCCACCGTCGACGGTCGATCACCATAC